ATATCTTGTTCAGCCCGCAAGCTGTTCTTTCCGATTCACCAAAGCAATAATGCCAGGGTTTGTTGGTGGTGTGTGTGGTGGTCACGCGATGCCCCCTGACGTGTACGAGGTCATACCCACGTTCACCCCATCTTGCCAATTCGCCGTTGTGATAATCTGTATGCGCAAGTTTGGCTTGTCTGGAGCATTCGTCCAGCTTACTTGCACTTCTGGTGAATCGGTTACCCCTTCCAAAAACCCCCTGTACTTCGGTTGTTCAGCGGTTCCGATGTTCGGCCCACAGGTGATTCGTATTGGCCCGTTCTTGGACGCCAGGATCACGGTATTGGTGGTAACGGTGTGTTTGGTTCCCATTGCACACCCATCGTATCACGGGGCACGTCGGAATGCAACAACTATTTGCGACGAGTGCTCATAAGACTTCGTAATGATCGGACGATGCGGCATAACATGGACCGGCACGGTTCGGGCGCGCGCCATTGTGCATGAGGTGGTCCTAACCTACTACCCTAACCATAGGGCCCACACACCCGGCCCACACATAGGGCCCACACATAGGGCCAAGTATGCGGCTACCCCTCCCGATTTCGACCGTCGGGTGGCTCCTTCCCCGTTCTTTCTAGTATAAGTTTTTTTTATATATTTATACATATATATACATAATCACTAATACTAGGCAAAAGGGGTACCCCCTAGGCACTTTTCGGGAGGGGTAGCCATAGGGTACGCCGCCACATTTGGCCCTATGCATCCGCCCTATGCTTTGGCCCTATGATTACGGTTGAACATTCCGCCGCATATTCGGCGAATGGCCCCATGGCGCATCGACGATGTCGGACATCCGATTGGGTAGGCCTACGTGCTACGATAGCGCGGCGGCCACGTTCCGGCCCGGCGCGGGCCATTGACACGGGACATGCCGGATGCTACTATGTGTGTGGCCGATGGTTCCCGGTCACGGGTGGCTTCCGGTACCGAGGCACCCCGGTTGCCACCCGGTACGAAAATAGTTGCACCAGGGGCTTGACTCCTACCCGGCATCATGATACGATCATCATGTGATCGGGAATCGAATCGAACCGGCAACGGCGATTAATCGGCCCGGTCGGAATGGAACCAAATGAGCGAAACACAGACCACCACAGCGGCTGCCCCAAAACGGGCACGAATCGTTACCGGGTCCGATTGGGATGAGGCCAATCTTACCCTGTCTATGACCTACTCTAACGGCGTGAAGCGAACCTTCGATGCGCAGGCACTCTCGGATGACATCAAGCGCAGCTTGATCCTTCATGGCCTACAACAGAAGCTCTCGGACCGCTTCGCAGGCGCAAACGGTGATGCCGACATCGCGGTGAAGGCCTCGGACTCGGTCTACGCCACGCTCGCTTCGGGCGAATGGGGAGCGAAGCGCGGTACGGGTGACGGCCCGTCGACAGCCCTCGTCGTGCGCGCCATCGCCGAGCTTCGGGGGAAGACGATCGAAGCAGTCCTGGCGACGTGGAAGACCCTTGCCGAGGACGTGCGGAAGAACATCGCCAAAGACGAGAACGTCCGCAAAGCCATGGCTGCCATCAAGTTGCGTGAAGCTGAGGCTGCGGCATCGGCTAAGGCGACTCCGGCGGCCGATCTCTCGGCGTTCTAGCCCCCGCTAGGGCATTGCGGTACCGTGACAACCCCGAGTCCGGTACCGCAAAAAAAAGTTTGTTAGGGGACTTGACATCCGAGCTGAGTCGCGGTACGATGGGTGCATGAGAACCACACAGACCGCAGTCGTGACGATTCTAAACATTGTAGGTGATCGAGGTAAGCTCAAGGCAAGCATCCTTGCTGATCGCTTACTACACGAGGGTATCACCTACACTTACGAGCTAGTTGGCGAATGTCACACTATCTCGGTGAACGAGCTTGACGTACCTCGAGCGATGCGCTAGGCCATCGGGCCTCGCATCCTCCCCTCGGCAAGGGGGGGAGGGTCCCCTCGGAGACGGGGGGAGCCGTGTGTTAGAAGCCCTCTCACCGAATCGTATCAGGTTTTTCACTTCGGTACCGCACCGTCGGAGACATCGTACATGACTAAGCGCGAGTTGCTAATCGTATTGCACCGAACGCAGCAGGCGAACCTCGCACTCGCGCAAACACTGGACTTAGCCGAACTCACAGAAGGAGACACCGTGGTAGACCCAAAAATTGCTGAGATCATCACCCGCTTTGACACTGCGACCGATGCCATCGCCGCTCGCATCATGAAGCTGATCGCCGCCGGTGGTCTGAGCCCTGAGAGTGAAAGTGCTCTGCGCGCAGAAGTGGCGAAGCTTGAAGCACTGGGCAAGGACCCTGAGAATCCAGTACCTCCCGTAGTCGTCTGAGCCCGAGCATGAGCACAATCGGCACCAATTACTACGACCTGCTTGGTGCAGGACTGACGAGCGCACCCGGCGCACCCCGTCCGCGCCCTGCGACCGGAGCACCAGCGCAGCCCGCGACTCCCTCGTACCTCTCCGGCTCACCCTGGGAGCAGAACGTGACTGCGGCGAACCAAGGACGACCTGTGAGCTTCACCTCCCCCGGAGCACCGAACACGAACTACGTGACACAGGATGCTGCACAACAACTTGCCAGCCTTATGGGGGCGAGGGTTGTGCAGCAGAACATGACCGGAATGGCCTCCCCCGGCAGCCCTGCACCCTCCGTACCGATGCGCGGGCTGGACTTTGGGGTGGGTGACGTGCAGGATCCCGGCATGGGCATCTTCCAGCAGCAGCGTGGCGATCCGCAGTGGCTGATTAATCAGCGTTATCAGGCAGGGATCGCACCCCCTCCACTCAACACCCCCAACGGCGGCGGTCCCGGAGTACCGCAAGCGTGGCAGTGGAACGGCGTGACCCCACGCACTGCGACGAGTGCAACTGGCGTAGGCGTCGGCGCGCAGCAGGCAAGAGCGGCGATGCCCGCACCCCAAGTCTCGTCCGGCGGAGACGGGATGCAGGCGGCCTGGAACCGTTCACAAGATCGCGGCGGGCAGGGAGCTGGCAGCGAAGGTCTTATTCAGCTGCTAATGATGCTCCTGGGAGGGGGTGCGGCCTAATGGGACTGGACCTAGTTCACGAGAATGAGATCGGTGACGCAGCGGTGAACAAGCTCTTCGAAAAGCTGAAGACAATCCCGCTCATCCTGCAGATGCGCAATGTTGACCTTACGGTGGGGACGACGAAGATCTCGGGAGGCTTCGACCTCAACCTGCACGTCGGGGACATCCTCGAGTGGGCGAAGATCGCGAGCTAGTATGAAATCAATTGAAGGACTGCGCAGCTTTATTGAGACAAACACGGAGTCTTTCTCACCTCCTGAAAAAACAATCTTCTGTAAATTTGCTGAGGCTGCTTTTAAGTTTGACTCTAACGAGCCTCCTGTGATTCTTTATGATCCGGATGGAGTGTTCGCGCCAGGAGGCCCTCTGGCAAAGTTAGTGGAGAATGCGGATAAGGATAAGGTTTAAGATGCCTCTCACCCTTCCCACCGACCTCATCACCCAGGCACTGCGCCTCGTTAACAATCTGATAGAAGGGGACCCCACTCGCACCGCGCAGTACGTCGCAATGTTCTGGCTGTTCTGGCCCTTGTGGAAGCCTCGCTTCACCCCCGAACAGCAAGCACAAATCGAAGGATTAGTGAAGGCAATTCAACCTGCATCACCCAAGGGGGCCTGATGGTTGGCAAGCGTAAGACTCGTAAGTCTGGCAAGCCTAAGAAGCGTCCGTATCAGCCGAAGGTGCTCATGCTCGAGCCCAACGGTGACGCCCCAATCTTGCAACTACCTCACACCAAGAGGGCCCCAATGCCTCGTTGGTTCACAGACAGTTTAGCCCTTAAGTAAGGCACACGAAAGGAGACACCACGATGGCCCTCGAACTCAAGAGCGTTAACACTCGTCACGACGCCATCATGATGTGGCTCCTGTCGAACCCGCACCGAAATGTGAAGGAGTGCGCCGTCGAGCTGAACTACGGTAGGGCCTACGTCTCCCAGGTGATCGGCACCGATGTGTTCCAAGCGAAGTATCAGGCACTGTGCAAGGAGCAAGGGGTTGAGGCCGCACACGCGGGGCAGGGGATTCGTGACCGCCTCGAGCGTGTGGCCCACGTCTCCCTGTCGCAGCTCGAGACTCAGGTCGAGCGCGGGGGGCTCTCACCCAAGGAATTGGTAGGCGCTTGCCGAATGAGCCTTTCGGGACTGGGGTATGGCTCACCCAGTGCCGTCGCGCACACCGGACCTGTCACCAACGTGTATGTTGGGAACGACGTGCTGCAGGCCGCCCGAGACCGTGTGCTGCTGAGGTCGTCAAGCACCGCCGTAGTAACAGAGCTTCCGATGATTGCCGCAGAGGTTGCTGCGTGAAAAGCGCCATAATTGCAATCACTACGATTTCAGTAGATGCTACAGCCTTTGTTCCTTTGCCTGCGCCTACATACACTAGCTGGCTTGAGGCAGTAAGTAGTACTGACTGGTTATTCCGGTCTGATGACACTGACTCTGCAACGGAACAGCTAGTAATGGCAGGAGCTAGCTTTATAATAGCCTGTAACAATTGGTTTCACAAAATGGCCCCAGGAGAAGCAATTGGCTTCGCCAAAGCGGTCACAGGGACAATCACAGTAACACTTAAGGGGACACGATGAGATTTGTCCTGCTGTTACTCGCAGCACAAGTACTAGCACAGAACACCGCTGTTGATATTCGCCGCGTTGGTGGAGTCTCGGTGAATGGGGCTACTGGTCTACTGGTGAACTGCCCAACCTGCTCGGGGGGTGGCGGCGGTGGTGCGGTGACCCAGAGCGGCACTTGGGTAGTAGGGCAGAGTGGCGCGTGGAACATGAGCGTGTTGAACTGGCCTTCATCGCAACCTGTGACAGGGGCTTTCTGGCAAGCGACACAGCCCGTGAGCGGGACCTTTTGGCAAGCGACACAACCAGTTAGCGCCTCTACTCTACCTCTACCGTCAGGTGCGGCAACAGAGACTACCTCAGCAGCTATCAGTGGTAAACTCCCAACAGTGCTCGTGAATGGTCGTCTATCTGTTGATGGGTCAGGTGTTACACAGCCTGTTAGCGGAACAGTGACCACAACACCTCCCTCGAACGCAAGTACTAACGTCTCCCAAATTGCAGGCACCACAGCGGACACCAACAGCGGAGTCAAGAGTGCTGGTACATTACGGGTGGTGTTGGCAACGGATCAGCCGCAACTCACGGCTAAGCTCCTCGTCACACCTGACTCGGTGGCCTTACCAGCGAACCAATCGGTGAACATGGCACAAGTTGGCGGCACGACTGCAGTGAATGGCGGGGTTGCCGGTAGTTTGGCAGTGGGCGGCAACAACACCAATAACACCGCGATCACTCAGAATCCAGTCCTCACAGGAATCGAGGCTCTCTCAACGCAGCCAGCCGCAGCCACGACTGGAAACCTTCGACGCCTCGTTGGAGCACTCGATGGTGCCTTATACGTGAGACCGGGTGGTCCAGTGTCGTGGTCGTGTGGTTTGGATAACCTTGGAGCAACCCTGACTGAGTGTCGGGCCGCTCCGGGGGCTGGCTTGCGGTTGTACATCACAGACATCGTAGCGACATCGACGACAGCGACAGCCGGACAGTTCTTACTAAGGTTTGGCACAGGCACCAACTGTGGTACAGGTACGGCTTCCTTGTACCCATCCGCTGCCACAGTCGTAAGAGTGCCATATCCAGGAAATACTGTTGCCCCCTTCATGGTAGCTATGAATACTCCACTAGCGGTTACCGCGAATAACGCTCTATGTGTACTCGCTACCGCAGTCAACACGCTTACAATCCAAATAAATGGATACACAGCTCCTTAGGAACCCTTATGATTAACTATCAGCTCATCCCCGTGTTCGCCGACTTCTTCTGGTCGCCTGAGACCAAAATGCTGTACTACGAGAGTGGGCTTCCGGTGGGCCGTAGCACCTACGAGCGCCCGCTCAGCAAGAACCCCTGGTACAACTTCTGGTCCCCGCCCAGGTACCTGAACCCTTCGATGTACGCCACCGACATCACGGCGATGACCGTGAAGCTGTGGGCGAAGGAGCGCTTCCCCTCACTCGATTTCAGTATGGAGTATCCTGCGGTCACCGGCGACGTCAGCCATCCGATGTTCTTGCTCGTCGTTAGTAACGGTCAGAAGTCGGAGCGGTACAACGCCGGAATGATCGCGTTCGCCCGCGACAAGAACGGTGAACAGGCAGCCTATGTCAGTTTTGACGCCGAGCTTCGCCTCGCTCGAATCCTCTCCTAAGCCTTATGCAACTTCCCTCGTCCACCAACTCCTCGTCGGCCCCGCCGGGTGCCACACTCGTGGATGTCAGTGAGCTGGTCATGCTTGCTGCCTCCGACGGGGAGCTTTTTTGTCGGACGTTCTTCCCCAAGGTGTTCAGGCAGGAGTCCCCAAGCTTTCACAAAGTACTGTGGGACGACTGGCGAGATCCCTCGTGCGAGCTAACCGCCGATTCGGTGTTCCGCGGTGGTGGCAAGACAACCCTCATTCGTGCGTTCATCCTGTTCAGTGCTTGCTACGGGCTCTCCCGCACGATCTTGTATGCAGCGGCAAGTGGCACGAAGGCTGACGAGAGCGTTAACTGGATACGTCGCATCGTTGAAGGTAGCAGTGAGAACGGCACCTTGCTCGCCCGCACCTTCGGCCTGCGTCCTGGCTCAAAGTGGAACGACGAGCGTATTGACATCGTGCACGAAGGACTCGGGCACACTGTGAGCATCATCCCCGCAGGCATAACTAGCGGCATCCGTGGCCTGAACATCGAAGGGTATCGACCCGACCTCATCATCCTGGACGACATTCAGACCGAGGAGAACGTCGGCACCCCTGAGCAGTTGCGCAAAACCAACGAGGTAGTCTACGGCAGCATTCGTAAGACGCTCGCCCCAAGGTCAGAAGCCCCCAACTCTCGTATGATTATGGCACAGACCCCGATGAAGCCTCGGGATATCATCAGCCAGGCCGAGCAGGACCCCGAATGGCGGTTCCGTCGCTTCGGTATTCGGGACGACGCCGGTAAGTCTCGATGGGAGGCACGCTTCCCCAGTGCACAAATTGACGCCGAAGAGCGCGGAGCAAGTGCTCGCAACCAATGGGCACTGTTCGCCCGAGAGTCGCTGTGCATTAACGTCCCTGACGAGGGTCAGTACTTCCGTGAGAGCGATCTACGGTTCTACGAGAACGCCCCTGAGCGAATGGTCATCGCCTACGCAATTGACCCAGTGCCTCCGCCGAGCGCCGCGCAGATCGAAAGTGGCCTCGCTAAGAAAGACTACGAGGCACACGTGGTCGTAGGTATCACCCCTGACCGCGACGTGTACGTGCTCGAGTACGCTCTCAGCAAGAACCATCATCCGGACTGGTCGAGCACCAAGCTGTTCGAGCTCGCTGGAAAGTGGCGTCCCCTGCGTGTTCGCATTCACGCTGTCGCTTACGAGGTCACCCTGAAGTGGTACTTCGAAGAAGAGATGAAGAAGCGCGGAACCTTTCACGTGGTTGAAGCCTGGAAAGACCAGCGACCGAAGCCCATCCGCATCCGGCAGAGCCTGAGTGCCTTGGCTGCACACGGCAAGCTGTACGTGAAGCGCGGCATGACCGAGTTCCTGCAACAGTGGGCGATGTACCCCGGAGTGGACCATGATGACCTCCTTGACTCGACGGCGACCGCGGTGAGCCTCGTGCTCGAACTCGCCGCAAACGCCGATATGGACGACCTGTTCGGAGTTGCGGACAGCGGTGCAGCGGCGCAGCTTCCCGTCGGCTGGAGACGCTGCCCATGACCAAGAACAAGTTCACGATCCCCTTCGACTCGGAGCGGCACCGCACCACGCTCTCTCGACTAATGCGCCTGTTCCGCATGAGCCGGGATCGTATGACAGAGCGACACTCGGCTTGGAAGAAGGCAGAGGATCTGTTCCGTGCGTACCTTCCAGAGACCGAGGTAAGCCGGAAGCAGTCGGCCTCGATCGAGAAGGGCGGCAGCGAACTAAAGCAAGTGTTCATCCCGTACTCCTACGCGATGGCCCTGACGACCCATGCGTACGCGACTAGCGTGTTTATTGGAAGGGACCCGGTGTGGCAGTATCAGGGCAGGCACGGAGAGACTCAGCAGAGCGTGCTGTGCCTCGAAGCCCTCATGGCCTACAATCAGACTGTTGGCGGACTCGCAGTGCAGCAGTTTGTGTGGTTGCTTGACCCACTGAAGTACGGCATAGGGGTCGTGACGAGCGACTGGGAAAAGCAGGTCGAGACCTTCAGCGAGTTCCAGCAGGCGAAGGAAGAGCTTGGCGGGGTCGCCTTTGGTGAAGACAAGTGGGACCTCGTCGAGGAAATGGTCGAAGGGTACTGCGGGAACGTCCTACAGAACGTTCGCCCCTACGATTTCTACCCCGATCCTCGTGTGCCTCTAGTTGACTTTCAGAAGGGTGAGTTCTGCTCACACACAACGCTGAAGAATCTCACTGCTCTGAAGTCGATGGAAGAGGCACTCGACCTTTTCAACCTGGAGGAACTGCAGGCCGGCATTGGCGGAGAGATGAAGCCCTCGGAGGACGGCAGCCGGGACAACATGCTCGCCGCACAACAGGTGTGGAATAGTGCCGACCTAAAGGCGGGCGGCGTTGGCCTGTGGCGAGTAGTCGTTGATCTTATCCCTAAGGACTGGGGACTCCCGACGAAGTTCAACACAAAGCAGAAGTGGGAATTTCTCGTCGCCAACAACAAGTGCATTGTGCAGGCACGGCCCCTGGGGCTGCGGCACTGCAAGTTCCCCTACGACGTAATCTCCTACGAGGTCGACGGGTACGACGTTAGCACTCGTGGGATGATGGAGATCACGCGCCCACTGAATGAGGTCATGAACTGGTTGTTCAACACACACTTCTTCAGTGTGCGACGGTCTCTCAATGGGAACATGATCGTCGATCCTAATAGGGTGAACATTAAGGATCTGATCGACGGTGGTCCTGGCCGCATCGTGCGTTTGAAGCCAGAAGCCTACGGCACCGACGTGCGCAGTGCGTTTGCCGAGATGCTGAACGTGGACCCGACGAGAGGGCACCTTGGTGACAGTCAGTACGTTGCCGGTCTCAGTCAGATGCTCGCCGGCTCGAACGACACCCTCATGGGGAACCTTGGTAAGGGCAGGAAGACGGCGACCGAAGTGCGGTCGGCGGCCTCGTCCGGCATGGGCCGTATGAAGACCTACTGTGACTTTGCCTCGGCCTTGGGTTGGTCGCAACTCTCTCGTAAGATGATAGCTAACTGTCAGCAGTTCTACGATGGGACTAAGATGTTTCGGATCGCCGGTGATCTCTTCGAGGGCACGAAGTTCGTTAACGTGGACAAGTCACTGATCACAGGTGAGTTCGACTGGGTGCCGGTCGATGGCACGCTTCCGGTCGACAGGTTCGCGCAGGCCACCTTGTGGAAAGAGATTATGATGGGCTTGGCAAAGAGCCCTCAGCTTGCAGCAGGCTACGACATGACTAAGATCTTCGCGCACATGGCGAAGCTGGCCGGCCTGAAGAACATCGATCAGATGCGCTTGCAAGTCGTGCCGGACCAAGTGGCGCAGCAAATGATGCAAAGTGGTAACGGAGTGCCCCTCGGGGCAGGAGGTGGTTCGGGTGGATATCCAGGAGACTCGCCGAGCGCAGCAATTGGAAGTATGGTCGCAGGAAGTAACGGAGCTTAGGGCTCGCCAACGTGACCTGCAAGCGCTTGGGTCGGCACCAGGTTGGGTCTGGATACGGACTCATCTGCGAGCGCGGGCCCGTATGATGAAGGACGACATCGTGAGCAAGCCCTTAGTGGGGGAGCACGCACGTATGGCTCCCTTTAACCAAGGGCTGGCCACCGGGCTCGCCCTCGCCGCGGACAGTGCCGTGCATGAGATAGAGCAGATTGAGTATGAGATCGGGCAAAGGCTCGATGCAATTAGACAGGAACAGGAACAAGAGGAACCCTTATGAACAACTGGTACGTGAGACGATTGCAGGAAGAGGCCGGAGACGCTGACGGTGGAGGTGGCGCACCTGTCCCTGTTGTGAGCGCAGAACCTGCAGCACCTGCACCTGCCTCGCCCTCAGTGCACATGCAGGATGACGGCGGGACGCTCTCAGACATGCTGGACTTCCGAACACAGGGACACGGTACCGCACCTACGCCGGTTCCGGTACCATCCCCCGTTGTTGTAGCTCCTGCGGTCACACCTGCTCCTGTGCCCGCGCAACCACAAGCTACACAGCCCGCTCAAGTGCCGCAACAAGTGCCTGCCACACAGGTGCAGCAGACGCCTCCTCAACAGTTCGCACCACAACAGGACCCCGGAGAGCAGGCCCAGCGTTATAACGCGACTCGTGAGGCGGCAATCCCGCAAATCGCAGCTCGCTACCAATTCACCGACGAGCAGAAGATGGCCTTGCTCACCGAACCCGAGACCGTCCTCCCGACGATGGCGGCTCGGATCATGGTCGACGCCTACGAGAGCGCAGTCGGCGTGCTCACACAGATGCTTCCTGGACTCATCCAGAGCATCTCACGCGAGAGCAACATTGTGCAGTCTCGCGAGGAACAATTTTGGAAGGTTAACGCTGACCTACGCGACAAACCTCAGGACATAATCGCCCAAGTCGCACAAACTTACCTACGTGTCAATCCGCAAGTCTCCGCGGAGAAGGCAGACCGGGAGATCGGCACACTGGTTCGCCAGTTGCTAGGCATCGCTCCCCCAACTCCCACGGCGCCCCAAGTGCCTGTGGCTAACCCGCTCGTCGCACGCACACCACTCGGTGTCGCCGCGATGGGTGCGCCCCCAGTACTCGGAGAACAGGAATCAGTCCTGACCGACATGCTGAACTGGCGCAGAAACTAAGGAGACACACACATGGCGTTTTTTGCAGGTATTCGAGACACTGGCGACTGGGGGACCGGGGAGCGTCCCCAGAGCTATCGGGGCAACATCCTCATGCTGAATCCCAACGGGCGGATGCCCTTGTTCGCATTGACGGACAAACTCAGCAGCGAGAAGGTAGACGATCCGCAGTACCACTGGTGGAATGAGCGGAACACGGTGATTCGCCTCACGATGAATGCGACGGCGATCACGACCTCACAGACCCTCACGGTTGCGAGTGGGGCTCTTCAGCTTCGCCCTGGCCAAATTCTCAAGGTCGATGTGATCGGCACGGCAGAGCCCTCCTCCTACATCGGGGCCAACGTCGAGATGATGTACCTGTCGTCTGTCACCAGCGACACGGTAGTCGTCGTCAAGCGCGGTCAGTTCGGTACCACGCCGGTCGCCCTCACTACGGGCACTACGTTCCTAACTGCCCTCGGTACGGCCTTTGGTGAGAACTCACTGCCGCCCTCGTCGGTCACCAACAATCCGACGAAGTACACCAACTACACGCAGATCTTCCGCACGAACTTCGGTCTGTCTCGCACCGCCGATCAGACCTTTGCCCGCACCGGGGACGCCTACAAGCAAGATCGGGAGCGCGCACTGTTCGCCCACGGCCGGAACATAGAGTTCCAGTTCTTGTACGGTCTCGCCTCGGAGGGCATTGACGCTTCCGGCTTCCCGATTCGCACCACCGGCGGCATTCGCTCCTTCCTCACCTCGAACGTCACCATCTTCCAGACGACGCCGACCGAGAACACCTTCTTGGACGCCACGTATCCCATCTGGAACTATGACACGCGCGCCGGTGACGAGCGCCTGTGCTTCTGCGGCAACGGCTTCTTGAACTCTCTCAACAAGATGGCCACCAGCGCCCCCAAAACGCAGATCGTTCAGACCGAAGTCGTCAAGATGTACGGGATGAACCTGAACACTTGGCAGCTTCCGCAGGGCAAGCTTGGGTTCAAGACCCACCCGCTGATGAACAACCACGCGCAGTACAACAATGCTGCCTTCATCCTTGACCCGACGGCCCTGAAGTACCGGTACCTGCAGGACACGAAGTTCGTGAAAAATCAGCAGACTCCGGGTCAGGACGGTATGCTCGACGGATGGCTGACTGAGTGCGGGCTCGAGGTCTTGGCCGAAGAGACCTGCGCCTACATCGGTAACTTCGTGGTCTGACGAGAAGAGGTGACTGTGATCTACAAGGATGAAAGGGTGCTGCCGGTGAGGGCCTCCGCAAAGGTCCTCATTGGCTTCCCAACAACGGGGCTGTGGTCCGACCAGTTCGGCATGGCCTTGTGCAACATGTGCATCAGTACGATGCAGCGGCGGCCCGACATCGAGCTCGCCGTTCTCAACGAGAAAAGCAGCATGTTGTGGGTGACTCGGCAGCACCTGTGCGAGGTGGCCGCTGAACACGGCTTCTCTCACATTCTGTTCGTAGACACAGATCAGAGCTTTCCCTCATCGTTGTTGGCACGGCTGCTCTCACACGAGAGGGCAGTCGTCGCCTGCAACATTGCGACTAAGGTCGAGGCACCACACACGCAGGAGACTGCGGTGACCTCCTACGACCCGAGCACGCGCACGGCGACCGGCTGTGAGCGCACCACCGGACTCGAGCGTGTTTGGCGCGTCGGCACCGGTGTCATGCTCATCCGCACGTCTGTCTTCAAGGACATTGCAAAGCCCTGGTTCCCTGTCACGTGGCTCGAGAATGAGCAACGGTGGGTGGGAGAGGACTGGGGATTCTGTGAGAAGCTTGAGAAGGCTGGCATTCCAATCTGGGTCGATCACGATGCGAGTGCACTCATTGGGCATTGGGGGCAGAAAAATTTCACCTTGCCTAGGTACGAGCAAGCTCAGCACAATCGTCCCCTTATCATTGACCCCAGGACTGAGGCTACACGCCTCGTAGAGGTGCGAGGATGAAGAAATTCTTATTTTGGCTGTGGGTGTTCGCTCTCGGTTACTTAGTAAGTGCACAAACACAGCTCACGATTTCGTTCACTGCGACGGGCACAGCTAATGCGATCGTCGGGAACCCTATTTATGCTGTGAGTTCGTATGCAGCAATGGCTTCCGCAGTACCACCGGTGAAGGCGTGCTTCATCGCAACGCTGGCCAATACGTCGGCTACTACGCTGTCAATCAGCGGGCACGCAGCTAAGGCTGTGGTGACTGGGGTGAGCACGGCGCTCACTGCGAACACGATTCTCGCCGGTCAGTACGTGTGCGTGACTTACAGTGCAGCGAACGATAACTTTCAGATGCAGACAAGTGTCGGTGGTGGTGGTGGGGGTACTGGTGACGTAGTGGGGCCGGCATCGGCACTCGACAACGAGGTCGTGGTATTCGACAGTACGACCGGGAAGCTCGTGAAGCGCGGCACCGGTTGCACCTTGGCCTCAAGTACGATCACCTGCACAGGTGGCTTCATAGCCGGAGACGGCACGAAGACGAGTGGGTCAGTGTTCTCAGAGCTCACTGCGAATGGCTCGAATTATTCGGCACTCTTCGCCAGGGACTCCTTGGCGGCGGACTCCTGTTACTTCCTGCCTAGCGCGGTGGGATCGAGCGGACAGGTGTTGAGCGACAGCGGAACCACAGCGGTGACGACAGAGACTGTACCTAAGACCTGTCGCATACTGTCTTGGGTAGCAAGCGGGAGTGGTGGGTTGGATCTAAGTACGACCGGCCATTGCTTCTTCCTGGACGGCTGCGTTTATCCCGCTGCCTCGATTTCCACGTTCGCCACGAACGCGAATGTCACTTACATGGTTCAGGTGATTATCCCAGCGACGGTCAAGCGGGGAGCGGCTAAGATATACGTGTACGACGGTGGGACCAGTGTGCAAGCTGCAGCATTTGGTATTTACGCCAATTCCTCCGATGCGCCGGGAGTGCAACTGCAGGCGTTTAGGCTGGTGGGGTGGAATGCCTCGGGGTACTTTTCTGTCACTTTGGACGCGGCAACTCAATCGGCGGGGGTATTTTGGTTGGCCTGGGCCGCAGAGGTCAACACCTTGCGAACGGTCACTAGAGTGGCCGGAGATAGCTTCCTTGGTAACAACGGTCCACGCATGGTAAGTTGCAGCAACCCTGTGCAGGGAGCAGGTGCAACTTATGCTCTGCCGACCACGTGTGGAACAGCCTCAGCCGAAGGGAACGTCACAGCCCCGATTGTTATGCTTGTTCCGTAGGAGAGAAAATACTTATGAATCGTATAGCATTCTTTACTGTCTTTTTTGCGTGGCTGACTTCAGCTTTTGCGCAGAGCTCAAAAGTGTACAAGGTGGGACAATGCCCAATCTGCGACACGCCTGCACCCAAAAAGCCGTTTGCCAATTTCGCCACAACTAAGGGTGCGTGTACCACAGCATCTCTAACGCCGAGAGCGATGAGACGAGATCTTCCTGCTAACGTTGTATTTCATCCTGAGACAGAGTGCTACTGGCAGTCGACAGCCTGTCCAACATGCCTGAACGTGTACCTCAATAAGCTGTAATTCCTATGAAATCACTCATTCGAATCTGCGGGTGCGGACTATTCGTGCTCCTGTGGGTGCTTGCCTTCGTGCCTACCGCGTTTGGTCAGACCACGGTGTACCTGCCGAACCCAAACGTGGGGTTTTGCAACATCACAGGGGTGAGTACGGCGAGCCCCGCGGTCATCACCTACAACGGCAACTGCGCGATAGTGAATGATGACATCATCCTGATAGACGGCGTGATCGGTGCGACCGCGATCAACATTCGGCTCGACACGCCGACTGATCTCAATAACCTGTATCGGGTTGTAAAGAACCGCACGTCAACAACGTTCACGGTTACTGACGGAGGCGGCACTGCCATCAACGGAACCGTGCATGGATCTTGCGCGGGTGCGGCCTCCACTCACGCCGGGAACTGCGCCTACGTGGAGGGCGGATATTTTGCCAAGGCGTCCAGCTACACGCTGCGTGATCACCCGCGCGGCCTTTTCGACGGGCCAGGGGGCACGGAGACCGTACGTCTGCTCACCGGAGGAGCGGGAGCGGATGTGACGGCAAACTTCACCCGCGCTCAGATGCGGGCTCATTGCACGGCTCGCAAGGCACTCGCGAATCAGTTCGCACGAGGTATGGGAACTTATGGGACCTCGGGAGCGCTGGCTTGCGCGATGGTGTGGAAATTGGATGGGGACACAGCGGCCCGCGACGTGGCGCTGTATGACCTTAGAAATCCTGAGCAACTAAATTACGGGAGCGGGAGTTGTGACTCGACTCTCGCTTGGTGCGGTGGATCGGTGAGCAGCGTCGGTGACTACCCGATGCACTACGGTCGCACCTTCGACTATGCCTACACTCTGATGCAGGATCTTCTTACGACACCAGAGAAGCAGCGCATTATTGACGTATTTTATTCGGATTACGCTTGGCCCAAGGGAGGAAGCAGCCCGCTGTCAACGGCAACTGTGACTGGGCCGCTGGCGTGGAGAATCGCATCTCCAGGGGTTGGTACCTACTCGGACGCTGGCGGATCTGCCACGATCACGGGCAGTGGAACGTCCTGGAGTGGCGTGGTCCAGGTTGGGGATCTATTTTTTTCCGACGTTACCGATTATGCTGTCTCCCGCAAGGTTACAGCGGTAGCCGGAGAAGTGTTGACATTGGAGTATGGGTTTGGGTCGGCTCACTCAGGCTCAGCTTACTACATCGCTCGACCGTTCAACACTGTTACGAACGGCGGACTTATTTTCTTATCAAAGCATTACCCCATTGGCCAGTGGGGAGGCGGCAACGGTCATCAGTACAGAAAGGCCTTTGGAATCCCCGCTGGTGGCGACGGGTATCCCAGTCCCTACTACGGGGGGATATCCGCGCAGAGTCATCTCTACAACAGCATCGACGGCAATGCCAATCTGATGCAGGTGTACGGGCGGGCCATCAAGGGCCTAACCTACGCGAACGTGGACAATCAAGCCAAGCTGGACTTCAGCCGCGCGGAACTCGCCTTCGTGACCCAGGCTCTTCCATTTCAGTTGGGCACCTGGGGTGGACCTAACGGAATGGCTAGCGTATACAATTTCGAGCGCGGCTGGGAACCCGCGCTGGAACATGCAGAGGTCCTGAAGCGCTCAGTTATCTCCTACCCAGATCCGTACCCGACGAGCTTCTACACCAACGCACTCAAGACGGTCATGGCCACGAAGCTCCCAGGGTCTAACATGATGCAGACCTTATTTGAGAACGGCAACTTGGGCTTCTCGGGGCGGCAACTGTGGGGGACGGGAGTGGCATTATCCAGGAACCCGACCAGCAGTCTGGCATTACAGACCAACGGATTCCTGCTTGGCGAACTAAACATCGACGGCGCAGGCAACGACGGGGCACCGTTCATCAGCGATGACCAATGGACTGCGCCGCTCTGGTACATGCTGTACAATCACACTACGGGATCGACCACCCCGACTGACCTCACCTGGTCTCTCGTGCCTGACGTGGCGACCTGCGTAGCGAGGTTTAGCGCCGCCGAGTGCTCGACTTACTTCCGCGACGAGCGCAAGATGCTCATCAGCCGAACGACACAGAACACGACAGCCACGTACTGGTCTGTGGACTACTCCGGTTTTGCTTGCCGCGACCACTGCGCTGGCGGCCTGGGCGGTTGGCAGTCCCTGACGATTGGCAATGTTCCGCTGATCTCGGGCGACTCTTACAGCGGCTTTGGCACCTACCGCAGAGGGCAGGCCGGGTACATCGTTCCTCCGCCCCTTCACGCCGGTGTCGATTTACTGAGTGGTGATCCTAATCTAGCTACTCTGTGGTATCCAAGCTGGGCTGGTTTCCAGAGTTTGTCCGGTGGGAATAATAACTATGCCTATGCCCGGATGGAGCGTTCGCCTAGTTACGCAGCCGCGGCGAATATCACTAGCGCTATCACCGATCACGCGCACTTTAAAAAAGCCAGCGAGCAGGACTACATCATTCAGCGCAGCACGGTTGTGAACACAAGCGCGCAAGATGTGCATCAAGTAGAACAGATGGCGTTGTACGACACGCTTGGATCGCTCACGCAGACCTGCGGAACGCCAACCAGCAACACCTGTGTGACGCTATCGAGTAGCAGTAAGACCGTGTCCAACGTCAAGGGGACCAAGCGCCTGAACGTGGTGCCTATCGGATTCTCGCACGGGATTCGACTTGCCACGCCGAGTGGCACCGACTCCAACGGCTCTTACACCAATGGGGTCGGCTACACCTTTCAGTACTATATCTGCCCTTCCGGGGATGGTGGCTCGACTTGCGTATCGGCCACTAACCAGGAATGGTTCACCGTGTTCGAGCCATCGAACTCAGCCTCAACCGGCTTCCCCACCGTGGCCACATTCGGCACGGCTGGCAACTGGCACGGCGTGCTGGTCACCAGTGCGGCGGGCGGCATCCGCAAGGCACTAGCTGTTCACGATGCGACCATGACTCCCGTGCAGACCTCGGCGTCATTTACCCTGGCATCCGGCCCGGCTCAAGTAGTCGTCGCTGGGTTGGTGGCTGGCACCTATACCCTGTCGAGCGGCGGTACGCCCGTGTGCAGCTCGGTGGTGGTGTCGGCAGGCGACAACTCGCTGGAGTGTTCTGCGGTTTCGGCTGGCGCGATCACCGTAGCCGTAAATGGCGGTACGGTAACCCGTCACCAGGGCACGGTGCGAGCCACTGGTAAAGCTCAGCTTAAGTAGAGCACAACCATGTGGGAGATCGTCACGCCATCGTCCATCTGCATCGGGATTCGTTGGAAGAAGAGAGAGGTTCGTATGTCAAGACAATTTGCAGGTCTCCTGCACGTCTGCATCGCCGGAATCGGGTATGTGACTGGGAGTAGCCTGCTAGCAACTGCCGCTCGTGTCTACGGGTGGAGTGAGGATTACAAGGACCTCCTGGTGGGTTTGTGCTTCCTTGCGGCTAGTGTGTTGCAGGGTTTGCTTGGTTGGGTCAGCCAAGCCTACAACGTGGACGGGACACTGCCGGGCACAGTACCGCAGACCACGGTGCACAAGGTAGTTCAGCAGCCTGGGGAAGGGCCGACTGAGACGACAACGGTGACTGAGCCTGTTACACGAAAGACTGAGTAGGGCATTTGTGGGAGTCGTAGGGCGCCTCTCACATAAGGGGGAAGGATGACAGAATTTGCGAGCTTCATTAAGGAGCTTGGCTTACCAACAGCGGGAGTAGTTTATATGGCTTGGCTTTTGGCTAACGAGAGTAAGGCGCATACTAAAGCATTGGGACTTGCTAAAGAAGAATCTGAGAAGAAGTTCGCAAAGATGCACGAAGAGATTCACAGCCTGTCACAAATAGTAATTGAAGTCGTGCGAGAAAACTCGCGGGTTATTGCGACATTGGTGCAGCTTGTACAGGCTCGAGACTAGGAGGTTGTATGGCTACTGCAGGTGATTTGGTGACGCTGATCGCGGGGAGGCTAGGGAATCGTACCGGGCTCGACGCGACTATCCTCGCCGAGATGATCGCAGCTCAGCGAGTGCTCGAAAAAAGCCCTCCGTACCCGTGGTGGCTCGCAACAGTGTGGAGTGCTGGGATTTCGGCAGCGTCAACACCCTTGACCTCGTTAGGCTTCATTGAGTTTGTTGAAGACAGCCTGTTTGTGTTAGGACCAACTGGTGGTACTGCATACTCACCCCCAAAACCGTTGTCGGGTAGCCACTGGCAGCACGCTTTTCAGGCTGTTCTAGATAGAGGGCGTATCCGGAATTACACTCTCATTGGAGACACCGCATACTGGAACCCCTCTCCTGATGTCGCATATGATGTTAAGGGTATTATGTACGTGAAGGACACTGTGATCGCCAACACGTCGACATCAAACTTGTGGACCAACCAGGGGGACGATCTGCTTATGGCTTACACAGGGTTTGAAGTTGCCTCGTCCCTGCGCGACATGGGAGCGATGGAACGTTTCGCAGGCAGTAAGCAGGTCGCACGCGCTCGAATGAGTAGTGAGAACACGAGTCGGCTCGAGAGCATGAGGCAGGCGATGATTGCAGCGGGTGAGGACGCCCGATTATGAGCATGGTGACGGTGGATTTCCTTGGGCAGACTGGTCTCATAAAGGACAGAAAGCCTTACGACCTCGGCCCTGAGTTCTTCACCGACGCACTGAACGTCGCCTTCGAGGAGGGTGAGGCTCGCAGTAACATCAACTGGCAACCGATGCTTAATCTCGCCGCGTTTGGCGCCTACGGCTTGTTTTATGTGCATTCTCCATTGACCCGCTACTGGGTGATGACAGGACTCGCAGGCATCAAAAGCATCTCGGACACAACAGTAACCGTTAGAACACGAGGGGCTGGCCCGTACACAGGAGGCGGACTCGACTTCTGGAACGGGGGCATGTTCAACGACATCCTGATCCTGAACAACGGTATTGACAAGCCACAGTCGTGGGATTTGCCAGGTGGGGCTGCGTTGCTCGTCGATCTGCCGAACTGGCCTGCAACTGTCAGGGCAAAGGTCGTTCATCCCTTCAAGAACTTCCTCGTCGCCCTGAATGTGAGTAAGGCAGGCGTTCGTGACGATCGTATGGTCAAGTGGAGTCACATCGCCGCACCCCTCACAGTACCAATTTCTTGGGACGAAACAGACCCCACAATCGAAGCGGGGGAGATCACTCTGTCTGAGGGCGAAGACGTAATCGTAGATGGGCTCGTTGTAGGGGATCAATTTGCAATCGGGACTAACAATCAGACGTGGGCGATGCGGTTCGTTGGTGGTCAGGACGTGTTCGCCTTTCAGAAGGTATTCGGAGAGGTCGGGCTGCTCACCCAAGGCGCCTGGACAACATTTCTCAACAAGGTATTTCAAATCACTGCAGACGACTTCATTGTACATGATCTAAACAGCTTGGAGAGCATAGGCTCTGGCTCGGTGCGACGGTGGTTTTTTGACCAGCTCACAACCACCAACTACCCGTATGTGAGAGTTGTTAGGAAGGTAAGCGCCAAGGAAGTTTGGATACTGCTACCAGGGGCAGGGGTTACCTATACGACCTTAGCGCTCATCTGGAACTGGCAGTTTAACACGTGGAGTCTTCGTGATGTGCCTGCCACGTATGCAGTAGCGTCTGGGTATACGACTGATTCCACGGCGACTAACAAGTTTAAGGACAGGTTAGGTTTGGTCTCGACGGCACCTTACTTGCACGAGCATATCGACACGCATGTGAGTGGGCTAGTGAACCTGACCTACGTTGAGCGTACCGGGCTGGCGATTAAGGCAGGGGGCGACGGGAAACCTGCAATAGACCATGGCTCGATAGCAGTGCTTCGAGAGTTCTGGCCCAAGATTGACGCAGCTGACGGTGAGGTCTTCGAGATTACGATCGGCTTTCAGCTGTTTCGACACGATCCGGTGACGTGGCTGCCCGTCAAGTACTTCACTGTGGGAACAGATCAAAAGGTTACTGCGTGGGGATCGTATCGGTACCTCGCGTATCGAGTAGCTCACACCAACAGTGGAGTAGGCGCGCAGGTCCCTTGGCGGTTCCTTGGGTTTGAACTTGACCTCGACATGTCAGGGAATTTCTAATGCTACCACCCTTACCTAATGACGATCACGCGGCAATCCTGTTCCTGTATGACAGGCTCGTAGAACAGGACACCGCAATCTTTGAACTGTCTGCAGGCATTCGTGAGGTGACCTACGTGGCACCTACGAAGCCTCGTACTGGGATGATTCGCTTCGCCGATGGTACTAGGTGGAACCCAGGGGTAGGTGCAGGGTACTATCAGTACAAGGGGGGTGCATGGGTAGCCTTGTGACCCCAGTGGATGGGTACCAAAACGAAGCCGTCCCCGGTACCGTGCTCTATGAATGCGTCCTGCTACCACCTGACGCAGCGCAGGCGACGTGGGGGCGTACTATGCCCTTCTTGCGCAGGGCGATGCAAGAAGCAAACGGCGAGCTGACCGAGAGTTCGATCCGCGCCGGGGTTGCCTGCACACTCATGACCGTCTGGGTTGTGATGAGGGAGAACGAGCTGTTGGGGGTGTTGCTCACGCAGGTGGTCGAGTACCCCTCATCACTTAGGTCATTGCAAATTACGCTGATGAGCGGTACACGCTTTCGCCTGTGGATGGGAGTAGCCCTCGACGAGTTGCTTCTCTTCGCTAAGCAGGAGCGCTGCACTCGTCTCGAAGCGATCGGCCGGAAGGGTCTTAGCAAATTGCTCGCCCCTTGTGGGTTTGAACCAGCATATCAGACAGTAATAAGGGAGGTGACTGTTGGGAAAAAGCGCCGGAGGTAATACGACGACAAGTCAGACGGGGTACCCGTCGTGGCAGCTGCCTGCTGTGCAGCGGTTCGTGAACGACAGCACCTCGCTGTATCAGCAGGGCGGACCTCAGATGTCCCCCGACAGCAGGGTCGCACCGTTCAATCAGAGTGAGTTGGCTGCACAGACCACGCTGCAGAACGCTGCGGGTGATGCGGGGAACCTCGCCAACTCGGCGGGTGCCGCGGCTCACTTTAACCTGGGAGCAGGGAGAGACCCCAACAGCAACCCTTTCCTGCAGAGTGCGATTAGGTCGGCAACACAGCCGGTGATTGACAACCTCCTAGAACAGGCACTCCCGCGCATCCGCAACCAGAGCTTCCTGTCGGGGACGTATGGAGGGAGTAGACAGGGGATCGCCGAGGGGAACGCCGTGCGCGATACGGCTCGGGTCGCCACGGACACCGCCTCGCAGATGGCGAATCAGGGGTACCTGAGTGGACAGGCTAATGCCACAAATACAATGCAATTACTGCCCACTCTGCAGCAGGGGTTCGCTGCGCCTGCGACAATGCAGGGTGCAGTGGGTGAGCAAGAACGAGCGTTGCAGGAAGCGGTCCTGAACGAGAACGCCAACCGGTATGAGTACAACCAACAACTGCCCTATCAGAACCTCACGCAGTACGGGAATGCCGTTCGGCAGCCCTTCGGCACCGAGGGCGGCACGACAACGACTGTGCCTCCGCCGAGCACGGCGTCGCAGATCGCAGGAGGAGCACTGAGCATCCCTGCGCTGATTGCCATCTTGAAGCAGTTAAAAATAACGTAAGGAGGAAGCATGTTGTACGCTCCCATTGCAGTAGCACCGATCATCGCCGGCTCAGGACCACTCGCTCCCTTGCTTGCCGGCGGACTGGGCGTCGCCGGACTTATTGGCTGGCTCTTGTCTCGTGGACACAAGAACAAGCCAACACCCGTTGCGACAAACCCCGTCACTGGGCAGCCCGTTCCAACGAACGCTGACGGCTCATACTGGGGCATCGACCCAAATAGCGGGCTGCCAGGACAGCTCATCGATCAGGTGTGGGGAGCGCAGGCACCTGAAGGCCTTAGCACACCAGGAATGACCGCAGGTCAGTACGTGCAGGGACGAGCCGGCCTGCCGTTCTGGGCCAACAATCGCTTCGTGGGAATGAGTGAGCAGCTTGGTGGATGGGACAAGTTTGTCGAGTGGTCGATGAAGCCCGAGAACTGGGGCAGCATTATGACCGTGTTGGGTCAGCCCTGGGGACAGAGCGAGGTAGATCAGCTACCCCCTGGGTACACACCGGACATGCAAGCAGCACAGCCCCCCGAAGATCCCTCAATGCAGCCAAACGAGGGAACGACCTCGAACGTACCCGAGGGCCAGCAGGGACCGTCCGGCGTAGACGCGCAGGGGAATCCTGTGTATCCTACTACGGTGACAGGAGGTCTGAATCCTGGTGCGACCTTGCCAGTCATAGGAGGAGCGGCGGGAGCAGGCTTGCTTGGCAGCATCCTCGCAGGGGGTGGTGGTGGACAACCTGCCGTTAACCAAATACCCCCTCCAGATTACTCTGTGACAACGTGGGGAAGTCCTGACGATCCGCAGGGGTTACCTCCCGACGACCCACTTTCTAGCATTCCCTTGGGTGCCACCCTGAACCCTCCAGGTACATCTATGACTTGGGGAGCACCACCGTTAGCAGGGAATCCTACAGTAGGAGGCTTCCTAGGGGCGCCTTTGGTGAGCGGTGGTGGTGGGGGAGGTGGCACAGGTACCTTAGGAGGGATGCTTGGTGGGCCCCTCGGTGGAGCGGTTGCAGGAGGTCTTGGAGGACTGCTCGGAGGGATCCTCGGTGGCGGGAACGGGTTCACGCAGCAACAACCAGGCCAGCAACAACCTGGGCAAGCTGCAACACCACCCATCAACCTCGTGATCCCACCATCGACCACCACGACACCTGCTCCGTATGCTACACTGCCGGGGCAGACTCCTGTGCAGTCAGTGTTTGGGCCACCACCCTTGCCTAATCGACCTATACCATCCTTGGGAATGTTACTGAAAGGACTAACAGCATAATGGGCAGTTTGCTTGGAGCACTCGGACAGATCCTCATGCAGAGGCGTAATCAGGGCATAAGGACGCCGCCGTTCGTTGGTGGGCGAGGTGGGGGTGCAGCACAACGTGGGGCTAAACCAGGCTCACCCGCTGCACCGACGCCCGGAATGCCCATACCGATGCCCGGTGCGGTGCCCTTGCCTGGGGCACCTCCTAGGGCAGTAGCACCTCCCGAGGAAGACCCTGCTTATAACGGCCCTACTGATCCCTTCGGTAGGAACAGACCCAGTGTTCCTGGGAGAGCTCCACAGGCACCTCCGCGCACAGGCGTACTGAGTGTGCTGCAAAACCCGAACGTCGCGGGGACCGCACTCGCTGCGGCACAGCAACTCACCCGCGCGAGGTACCCCGGAGAGACCGGCATGAACAATGCTGTGAACGCGGTCACGGCAGGCTTCAACCAGCTCGCTCAACAGAAGGCGATGCAGCAGGCACGAGAGCAGCTCGCCCAAGAACAGGCGACAAAGAACGCGCAGTGGGATCGTGAGCAGAAGCGTAAGGAATCCGACACTTCTGGTGAAAATGCACGAAGAACTGCACAGAGTCAGAACGATGCTAACAAGACCAACAACGAGAAGCTGCAAGGGGAGACCGATCGCCAGTACAAGGCTCGTATGGCGAAAGTTGCTGAACAAAACGCAACATCGACTAAGGAAAACACTGACTCTCTGAAAACTTTTAGAGTTGGGGAGTTGAACGCGCAAGAGAAGCGTCTAAAGCAAGCTGCTGAGGTACACAAACTTGAGCAGGATAAGTTCGAGGAGGTTAAAAGACAGTTTAAAGCCGGACAGATCTCGAAAGAGAGGTACGAAAAGCAGAAACTCTCCGTCGACTGGGCGCAGGTCGGTGTGGCTCACGAGCGTAACGTCCTACTTAAGGCGAAGGTCGGCGAGGGCGTCGACGTGAAACTGATGGGAGAGGCGTATGACGATGCTGTTAACACTCTGCGGTTACAGGCGGAAAACGACTTTTCGGCTGACGCCAAAAATTACCCAGAAGCTACAAAGAAGCTTGCCGAGCAACTGTACTTAGAGCGCAAAAGTAAGCGGGACGCCGCTGCGGCTGAGACGCCCGCTGGCACTAAGAATCCCTACAGATAGGTGACGATTCATGGCTGACATCAAAGTGATCCTCGATCCGCTCCCTGTGCCGGCCGAAGTCAAGGCACAGGCGTGGGACGCATTCTCCGCGGTGCAGACGGAGGGAGACTTCTCGGCTCGGTTCGATAAACTGGCGATCCCGAAGGAGGCGAAGGCCGCCCTGTGGGATGCCAAGTTCAAGCCACAGGTGTCCGTGTTTGCAAACAACGCCAAGGAGGTTATCACACCGAAGAAACTGGGAGTGCAAGTAGGGGCGGCGCCTGCTGCGGCCCCTATTCCCACACCGACGACTCCTGCGAGCCCTGCTCCGGTGCTGTCCCCTGGTCAGGAGATTGTGAATGCTACACTAGGATTGATGAAGCAAGGGGTGCAGGACGTTGGTCACGGGTTGCAGCAAGCACTGATGCCAAGTATGCCTCCGACTGCCTCTCACGTGACGAACCCTACGCCTACCTTTGATCAGCGCGCAGGTGGTGTCTCACAGGCAATCGGTGGTGCGATGGAGGCGACGGCCCCGATCGCACTTCCATTAGCTGCTGTGACTGCCGGAATTCCTGCGACTGTCGCTGGTATTGCTGTAGGCACAGGTGCAACTATCCTTGGAACTGGTGCAGCGAGCGCTGTCGGAGCAGGCCCTGGCGTTAGTGCCCTGCTTGGTGACGCGCTCGGGCTGTGGTCCGGTGGGAAGGTTGCGCACTGGGTAACCAAAAGTGCTAAGGGAAGACTACCCACTGAGAAGGTGACTTCAAAGGTAACTTTCAACGAGATGCGTGACACGGTGACTGATCCGCACGAACTAGCAAAGGGTGTCGACCTCGCCCCAGTGGAGGTCCCTGCACAGGCGTCGTTTGGGGGAGGTGTGCCCATGCGTGTAGACACTCCTTTGGGACAGCCACCCACTCCGACTGCTCCTCGCCCTAATGTCGACCTCGCAGCGATCTTTGGGTATGGTCCTGGGGAACAGGCTCGTCCTACGCCTGACTTGCTAGTCGTTCGTGAGGGTGTGCCGATGCTCGTAGCGAGCGAGGAGGAGGTCGCAGCTAGGGTGCTGCGGGGTGCCGGGTTGCCGGATGCGCCCACCGCGCCCACGATGCCCCCGCATGATCGGCAAATGACCGTAGCGCCGTCCACCGCGCCGGGTGACCCCACGATGCCACCCCCACCGGCGCCGCCCTACGATGCAATCACCGTACCCGAGCCTGCCGACACGCCTCAGGCTCGCATCACTCACGCTATTCAGACCTTCGGACGAGTCACTCGCAATTGGTTGCAGATCCGTCAGGTAGGGTACGAGTTCCCTGACGTCGCCCCGATTCAGGACTTTGTTGCAGGGGGCGACCGCATGAGCACCCTCGCGAATCAGATTAAGTCAATGGGAGCTAAGGTCACAGAGGAGTGGCGAAAGCTCGGCCGCACGCGCGAGAAACAACTGTCCGAGTTTCACTATGATGTGACGCAGGTTAGTTACACTCGTCGGAAGAAGTTCTCAGCAGAGGAACTCGCCGCGAGGGCGAAGCATGAAGGGCTTGACGACAAAACGTTCGAAGTGTTTTTGCAGGCGCAGGAGTTCTTCGTAAAGTCGATTGAGGATTTGCGATCGGTCACCCTCGAGGACGCGAAAGCACGCATCACGGACCCCGCACATCTGCAAGTGACGCTCGACGCGATCAACCGCTCGTTCGACGGGTTCAAGGAACGGACGTACTTCCCTCTGGGGCGTTTCGGTGAGTTCACAGTGACGGCGAGACCGCCGAACGGTGGGGAGACCCTAGTCCTCGAGACGTACGAGACCAATCGTGAGGCGAAGCTCGCCTACGAGGCGATGAAAAAGAGGTTCGAGGGGACTGACACTGTTGTCGTGAAGGACAGACTCACCCCAGAGCAGCGAGAGAGCCTTCGCCTGCCCGCAGTCGTACGGGAGCGGCTCGCTACCGCGCTCGACCTAAGCCCAGAGCAGGTCCGAGTGATGAACGATATTGCTAAGAACGGTGTGCCCTCGATGTCGTTCGTGCATCACCTCAGACAGCGCCGAGGGATCGAGGGATTCTCTCGTGACGGTCTGCGCACCTTTGACTCCTACGTGAAGTCGATTGCGAATCACACGGCGAAAATGAAAGAGGAGCGGAACATTCAGGCGGCCATCGATGCCGTGGATCGCATCGCGGCTGAGGTGCGAAGAGTAGGTGGGGATAACGTGCCCACGCGTAACTTGCACTCTTGGATGGTAAACAGCAAGAAGTGGATGATGAACCCGCGCATCGTCGCTGCGGCCTTGAGCGGTGCGCAGTTCTTCTGGCATTTTTCCTACGTGCCAGTGCAGGCTTTCATCAATTTGTTTCAGTTACCGACGTTCACCTACTCGCATCTCGCAGCACAGGTGGGGGACAAAGAGGCAGCACTCGCACTAGTCCGTACGATGAAGAACGTGACTGCTGCGTACACTAAGAGGCAGTTCGGGGCCAACAAACAGTATGAGGGGAGGATCTCGCCAGAGACCTGGGGCGCGATCGAGCGTGCGCAGGACGAGGGCGTGCTCGCCGACACCTTCGTGAAGAACGTTGCAGCGTATGCTCATGCGTTCTCGCTGGAACGGGCAGCTGGCTTCGCATTCGGGGAGAGTGGTGCAGCTGCCTCCCGTTACGCCTCTCGCTACACGCACTGGCTCATTGACAAGGGGACGCTACCGTTCCAAGTCAGCGAGCAGTACAACCGTATTGTGACCTTTGTGGCACAGCTCGAACTCGCCAAGACGCAAGGCTTTGCTGACCCATATAAGGCTGCAGTCGACGCAGTGTACAAGACGCAGGGATCGTATGAGGCGTGGAACAGAGCGCCGATCACTCGTGGGATGCTCGGACCCCTGTTCGTCTTCAAGGGGTACACGATGAGCTCCCTTTACTTTTTTGGGCGACTGCCTGGGCAGAAGCGCGCCCTCGTTGCCCTCGCGTTCATGGCCGGTTTGCAAGGATTGCCGGGCGCAGAGAATGCCTTAGACATCCTCGATGCCATGGGTTCGTGGGGCTCTGAGAAGCTGCACGTTAAGAATCCGCGCGTGGACTTGCGCAATACGATTAGAGAGTACGTGAACGAGGTACTTGGGAGCAGTGATGCCGTGATGCACGGAGTCTCGCGATTGCCTCAATCCTTGTTCGACGTGAGTGCTAATCTAAGTATGGGCCGCATTGTTCCTGTAGTGAGCCCAGTCAGTAAGATGTTCAAGGGGGAGATGCGACCTGACGTGGGAATGTTACGCATAATTGAAGAGCTGACGGGTGTGTCAGGCTCGAAGGGCATGAACATGTTTAAGGCCGCCGTCGAGATGAATCCTGACTCGGCAGTGTTCAACCGGGTGATGCTGCCCTCCGCGCTCAGCAACATCGACGAGTCGTATCGGGCCTACCGTCAGGGGAAGGTCGTTGCGGCGGACGGCTCGAAGCTAATCGACATCGACCCACGCGATCCGGTGCAGCTCGCTGAGGTCCTCGGAATGTCGATGGGCTTAAAGCCAAGGCGCCTGTCAGTCGCACAGGAACTGAGTTATGCTCCCAATGACCTGAAGAACTATTACAAGCTGCGTGAAGCGATGGTCAAGAAGCAGTACGAGCTTGCAATTCTCGATGGCACCGACGAGGAGAAGAAGGCGGCACGTGAAGCTGTTCTTGAGCACAATCGACTCGTCCCGCACGGGTTCGGAATCTTGCCTAAGGACACCGTGCAGGGGAAGAAGGCACGGGCGAAAGGCCGGTACTTGCGGGAACACGGCCTGCCTAGTGAGAAGGGCCTCATCGAGGTTTACAAGAGTCAGCGAGAGGTGATTCGCTAAGGACGTCACGTCATCTCCTTGTGCGAACGGCGCCTGCCCCTTGGCCGAGGGTGGGCACTGCTCCCTGCCGTTCGACCAGCTCGATAATGTCGATGATGCGGTCGACCCTGTGCAGGACCATCCCTGTGATGATGATGTAGGTGAGGTACTTAAAGTAAAGGGGGGAGATTGTCCTCACAGATACCTCACTGCGAAGCCAAGGGCGATGAACACGCCCAGCAGAACGTAGACTAGTAGCTCGCGATCGAACTCGTTTGGTTTCATTGTACATTCTCCTTCTTTGCTGTCCAGCAGAGCATTTGGCCCTGCTCTGTTACGATAATACTGATTTGGCTCGCCGCGACGAGGTTCCCTAGGAACTTGTCGAAGTCGGCGAACGACATTTGCGAGCGGAACTGCTGGTAGAGCAGCCCCTTCGGGACTCGACCGTGCGCCTTGATGATCTCCTCGATGCGAAGCTGCGGTCGCATGACCTCGGCGCTGTGCACGTTGGACAGCACCAGAGGCATCGTAAGTTCGAGTGCGCTCACGGCGACGAGGGCCTCACTGAGATCCTCCGTGGTGATTACGAGGGTGTCTCGCTTGGCTGCCGACAAGACCATTGCGAGCTTGTGCACGTGGGCCTGTTTCCTCCCCCAGTACCCACCGAAGTCTTCCCTGGACAGGTGCACTGGGGGCTTCCCATGGTGCTCCGCGTACCACCGCTCGCCCAACTCGTACGCTTCCTCGGTCATAGTGAACTCCCCCCGAAGACCAGCAATTTCGTTGAGGTCCGCCATGAGCCGGTCCTCGAGTCCCTGCACGTCGATGTGCTGTCGCTTGGCTTCGCGCCGAGGGTAGGCGATGAGTCGCTTCTTAGTCTGTTCGAAGACGAAAACGCAGCGCGAGGCGAACCCTGTCCCTATCATTGCCTCGGTCATGTTGACTGCGATCCACTTCGGTGTGGTCCCACCCAGTATGTTGATCCACGGCTTTTCGAGGTTTGTACGCCCGTCCATCTTGGTGCGACGGGACCACTCCTCACTGCCATCGCCTCCCCACAAGTCAGTGATCATGTCCATCATCTCGTTGTCGTCAGGCTTGAGGAACGACCCAAGCTCCGGCGCTTTGAACGTAAGACAGCAGTGCGTTCGGAACTCACCCGACGGGAGCTCGACAGCCTCCTGTGCGGCGAGCAGGTCTGGGATGAGAGACTGCCACGTGAGACTGTTTGCCCCAATGTGCACCCCGTCAATCTTCTTAAGCAAGCGCATCCCGTAGTTAATCGCTGTGCTCTTGTTGCACGTGGCTGGCTCGGCGACCAGCACAAGGTAGAAGTTCGGTGTGAACTCGAACCCTCCCATCGGGAGGAACACCTTCGCACGAAGAGCGCCTCCGAGCACAGCCACCCCTGTCCAAAAGTGAAAGGCAGCAGGAGCCTCGGAGAACTCGGTGTACTCCATGTAGGCCTTGAGCCAGTTGGCAAAGTTGCGCAAACGTCCCCCCTCGTGGTCGTCGTAATGGTACCGGAAGTGTGCATTGGGTGGTACCGTGCCCTAATCGTGCCAGGCTTGCAGAATAGCTAGGATCTGAGCAGGGTCGTTCTCGACCCAACGCAGGTGAGGATTCCAGAAGAATACCTTACCAAGCTTGCGTTCGCCCACCATGAAGATGGGCTTGTCGAGAGCGAGTGCGTAGCCTAGCTCAATGTGCTTGCCCAACCCTGGACGGGCGCCAACCGGCTCGACGAAGTAGAAGAACACCGAGCAGGCACGGATGTCCGCGAGGTCGTGGGCCTGTGACAAGATAGAACCGGCCGGCGTCACTGTGTGCTCCTCGAGCTGTGTGGTGATCCACCGAGGGACCCCCCAACCTATTTGATAGATTTGCTCACAGAGACTAAGAAAAGGTTCGTCTCGACGAGCTTCGAAGTTGTGGGCGAGATAGACGAGGGACATCAACTTTTCCTCTTTTCTGCTTCTACTATTAGCTCAATCGTAGTACGAAGCTCCGCGCGATCACGGCGAAGCTCGTTGCACTCCTGCTGTAGTGCCTCGAGTAAGCCAGCGTCGTTTTCCCCGACTTTCACGAGTGCATCGACACGTTGCCACTCGACGAGGTCTGCTGGAAGTTCAGCTACTATCCGGAGAATGTTCTCAGCGTTTTGTCTAGTCATCATCCTATCCTTTCGCTTCTGCCCAAGTCTTCCTGCTCCACCCACCAGAGGTAGGTATGACCAAGGGGTCGTCGAAGGGCACGACGACCGAGAGTAGGCTCTTGACCTTCGCCGACACCGGAGCGAGGTCCGGCACGTCCGGCGCTTGTAGCACCAGTGAGTCATGCACCTGCATCATTACGTCGATCTCCGGCGCACAGCGATCGAGGTTCATCCAGCCCGTGTTGATCACGATTGCGACTGTGTGCTGCGGTTCCCATGCGACGGCCTTGGGGAGCAGGGCGTCAGGCCTATCGAAAAAGAAGCACTCGTACCCGTACTTACTGCGGACGGAGTGCCTGGTCTGCAGCTGCTTGTACACGTCGTCATGCCAGCGTTTGATGCCAGGTCGTGCTGAGAAATACCTACGCTGCATGTTTTCGGATGCGTGCACCGTGACCCCGCAGTTCGCCGCCATCGTGCGCGCCGAGCCCACATAGTTAGTCCCGTGGATAAAGCGCTTAGCCATGTCACGAGACGCGCCGATGATCTTGGCGTGCTCGGCGTGAAGGTCGACCCCGGACTTCAGGGCCTGCTTGAGTTCCTGCGTTGGTCCGGTGGGGTCGAACTCACAGGCGAGCCACGCCACTACTTGCAGGTCGGCACGATCGAGATCCCAGTCACCTATGACCTTGCCCTCGTCCGGTATGAACATCTTGCGGACGTTGGGCAGAGAGAATAAGTAAGTCACGTGAGCGTCAGGTGGTTGACCTCGAAGGAGCAATAGTCCGGCTTCCTCTTCTTTGACAAGGACCTTCCACGCGGCGGGCTCGTCGATCTTAGGGTTGTGCCCCTGCATCACCTTGAACAGTTGGTGAAATGGTAGGTGCCCCCCGAGCTCTCGTACCACTTTCGCCCAGGGACCGAAGCCCGCCGGAATGTTCTGACCGTTTGCCCCGTACTCCATGGGGTCCTTACGCGAGGAGAAGCGGTACGTCGCAGTACCGTCCCTGTCATAGGTGCAGTGGAAGCGGCCCTCACGCAGCGCCGCCTTGAGGAAGGTGCTGTTGAAGACAGTACCCGAGCGAATGTTGCTGATGATGTCGAGCACTGGGCGGAGTTCGGGTCGGCGCTTCCCCACCGTAGTGAGGGCCTCATCGTCGAGCGTTGGTGCCTTTGTCTTCTTGCTGAGGACAGGCTGACACCCGAGGTCATGGTAAAAGAACGCCTTCATCTGCTTAGGACTGCGCGGGTTCAGGGGGTGCCCGGCTATGCGCGAGAGGCGCACTTGAAGCTCGTCGATCTCCGCCGACAGTTCCTTTGTGAGGCGCCTTCGTTCCGACTGATCGATACGCACACCACGCAAGGTCGCCGCCGTCGTGGGCAAGTCCAAAGCCATCTGGAAGGAGATGGGCGAATGGCGCTCTCCGTTTGCGAGGATGATGGTCTCGTGGGTGCGTCCGAGCTTTTCCGCGTTCTGCTTTTGTACCTGCGCGAGTTCGTAGGTGATTACGCAGTCCTTGCAGTTATAGGTCCACAGGGACACCCAGTCTGTCTTTTGCGGATTCCACGTTTTCTTCTCCTCTTTCGACTTACCCTCGTCCTTCCAGTAGCGGTAATACTTGCAGAACAGCGATGCCTGAAAGCTCACCTTCTTGGGGAGCAAGGCCCAGTTCGTGTGGTGGTAGGTGCTGGTGTCGATCGAGGTGGGTGGGCAGGCGAGCATGTCCCGCCACAGGTACACCTTGTCGTAGCCGAAGTTCTGCCCAATGGCGCGCAGGTTCTGATGCAGGAGCACGCCTCGGATTCGCTTCACGATCTCGAGCTCGACCTTCGCGGTCCAGTACGAGCCCTCTGGCTTTCGTAGGTCCATGAGCGGTATGCAGATCGCGTCGGTCTCACTGGGCGCGAACCCAATGCACGAGGTCTGCTTGAGCGAAGTCTCAATGTCGATCGAAAGCTCGTGCGCACCGTCCCCCAGGGACTCATCGATCCGGTCGAGCCATGCATGGGTCTGCTCCTCGGTGGGCTGTACACAGAACGAGTACTTCGGGTAGGCGATGTCAGGCGACTCGGCCTCACGCTTAGCGCGGCGTAGGTCCTGCACCAGCACGAACATCCAAGGGTACATACGGAGGACTGCGGCAGGGTGATACGTGGCCAACACCTTGTACGGGCGCTGCGTATCCTCGCGAATGATACGGCTCTCGAGAAGGGAGCCACGCCAACTTGTGATGCCACTCTCCCCACAGAGGACTTGCATAGGGGTGTTTCCCAGTGCAATGATGACGTTCGGGTTGACCTTGCGGATAGTCTCGCGCAAGAGGGTCACCTGATCTTCGACGAAGGGGGCGACGTACAGACGTAGGCGGTCACTCCAGACGAGCCCCTGCCGGATGGCTAGGTGCTTGTTCTTCGTGATGAAGTTCTCGATGTCGTTGCGAGGCGGCCTGTGGCACACGACGTTGGCGCAGGGGATGCCCTCACGTTGCAGCCCCGCTTGGCGAAGGGCGTCGTTGAGCAGGGCACCGCTCGCCCCGACAAAGTTCTGCCCTCGCACTTCCTCATCGCCACCGGGAGCCTCGCCCACGATCATGATGCGAGAGGGCCAACACTGTGGGGGGACGAATGCACCTAGCGAGGTCACAGAGGCTTCTCCCGCGTCAGCTGCTCGGCCTTTTTGATGTGGTCTCTGATAAGCATTCTGGCATCCCAACCGCGGGACAGAGGTGGGCAGTTCCCAAGAACCTCTTCGAACAATTCCTTGAGCAAGGCCTCCCCGTCTTCGAGATGGTCGAGACGCTCCCTGCATTCGAGTGAGAGCACAGGGTCACACTCAGTGAAGATCGCCAGTGCCTTTGGCGTGTGGTGGCAACCGATTATGCCCGAGGTGAGGTCGCGGAGCACCGCGGGCAGCTGCGAGGGGTCCACGGTGTTCGTCGCACTCTGCTTGGCCATGAGGCGTGCCTCCTCGATAGAGCCTGTGACGGCCACGAAGTCGTACCCGGTGAGACCTGGGTTTTCGAAGTAGTAGAAGAAGCTCATGCTCTTGGTCCCGTCTTTTTCAGTTCTATCTTATTCTCCATCAAGCAAGGCGTGTCATGACCAAACGCATAAGAGGAAAAGCATTTTTCACAACGCTTCTCTTTGCGCCCATTAGCCATCTTTACAGTTTCCCACACATGCTTGAATTCAGGTTCTTTCATCGTACTCCTCCCATCCGCTCACGCGCTACCTTCGTATCGAGGTCAATTGCGGTCGCTCGGCACATGAGCTGCCTCGCAGCCTCAATCACCGTACCCGAGCCACAGAACGGATCAAGCACGTTGTCCCCAGGGAGCACTGACCACGACAGCAACTCCCGATACAAGGCTACTGGCTTCTGTGCGGCATGAACCTTGTCACGATCCGGCGTCATTTCGATGAGGTCCGATCGCAGCGAGCCTTGAATGGGGCGGTCTCCCCTGGTGGCGAACAGTATGCACTCGTAGGAGCGGGCTGGCCACAGCATTGCATTGCCAGCAGTCATCGTGCCTTTGCTCCAGATGATGGGGCGAGGGTAGACTTTCCAGTTGAGGTCCAGAAGCTCTTGCCAAATCTTCTCGAAGTTTTGTTGCTCACAGAACCAGAACAACTGGGCGCGCTCCTTCATGACCGAGGTGATTGCGGATGCCCATCGTGGCATGTCCCTTGCAAAAGTTGTCTCGCTGTCGTCGTACTGGTGCAGGTTTTCTGTGCTGCGCCGAGAGGTCCCCTGCGATGTGAGGTTCTGCGAGCTCGCCGAGATCCCATACGGCGGGTCAGTGATGCACACGTCAAAGGTAAGGGCAGACACGTTGGCGAGCACCTCGTAGCAGTCCCCCTCGATCAATCGGAAACGGTCCTCGGTAGGCGTAGTGAGGGCCCTCGCCGCGGTGCGACGGGCGATCTCGGCAATCGCTGCGCGCTCTGCCTTGGCGAGCACACGCGACCGTGCCTCTCGTAGCGAGGGAGCATTGGCGATGTTAGGGTCGGACAAGTGCTGTGCGACGATCACTGCGTCTTGGGCAAAGTCAGGCGCAAGGGGTGTCTCCGCGACGGTCGCCTTGATGGTCTGCGTTGGGTTGTCGCGCAGGCGCATCGCGTGCAGCTTGGCGAAGCCCTCGACCCTGCGCTGCCATGTGATGTCGAGCCGATAGACGTTCTCGTGGAGCTCCTCTTCGAGGGCGTCGTCCTCCGATAAGTGCTCGGTGATGATTGCGGGGATGGTGCCCTCGTACCACTCGCCGCAGAAGCGGACACGGCCGAGCTCTCGCACTGCGCGTAGTCGGCGCTCGCCGCAGACGAGCTCGAGCTTGGGGCTCACCCGGATGGGGTGCAGCAGGCCACGCGCTGCGATGCTGTCACGAAGCTCGTGCGCCTTTGCCTCTGGGAACTCACCCCGATTGCGCGACGGGAGAATGATGATGTCAGACAGAGCCAGACACGAAATAGTTTGGTATGGTGGAGAATTGTGTTGGGTCATGATTACCTTCATAAGGTCCCGGACACCTGCCCGAGACCCGAGTAAGCCATCAGGACGAGGCTAGGGCCAAAGTCCCCCTAGTCCGCTGCCGTACCGCAGCAGAAGCAGGGCTATGCCGATGCCGACGAGGTGCAAGGTGCCTGGCTCGGGCACCTCCCCCGACGGTGGATCACCGATGAACACCGATGGCAGGGTGAAAGTTGTAGTGATCGAGGCCGAGACGATGGTGAACAACGTGCCGTCTGCCGTGGGTGTGAGGTTCATGGTGACGAGCTGCGGCCCGCTCACACAGAACCCACCAGTGTGCCAACACACCTTGTCGGCTGTGTTGGTGTACGTGAGGTCCCCTGCGGCAAAGGGCTGCAAAAGCTCGACGCCGGTGAGCGTGAACTGACAGTGATCGGCGGCACCCCCAGCGCTGATTGTCGGCCCTGCGATCTCGATGTCGAGTGGTGAGGTGTGAGTGTTCGGAGGGAACTCCTTGCAGGTGACTGGTACCTGGGTGAACGCCGTGCCCCAGACAGCGGGCGTGAGCAGACTTCCTCCGATGATGTTTGCGCACAGCAGTAAGCTGCTCGCGAGTAGGTTTCGCATGATGATGGTCTTTCTCCTTCTGACTTTACCCTAGCGGGTAACCAGTGGCACTCCTAGAATGCAGCTGGCTATCGGCTAATATTTCTTCCCGTTGACCGCCATCCTGCCAGCACTCAGCTTGGCCTCGGCATCATAGCCGTAATCATCTCTTTCATCCTCTGGACTAGCGCTACCACTTCCTCCACCGTAGTCTCCATCGCGGAGACACGCGCCTCCAGTCGCGCAACCCTGTCAACATCCGCTGGCTTCGGTGACTTGCCGAGTATTTCGCCGTGCTTCACAGTGCACCCGCTTCTCCTACACGTTGTCCGCCACTCTGGTCATCCGCGGCCTCGGCAGGAGGGGCCTCGCCGGCGACGTGCCACGAGTTCACCGGATGTCCTACCTCCCCGAAGTACGGTGAGCGGGCGACGTGCCCCTGCTGGTACATCTCCCTCTCCCCGAATACCCAGAGATCGACGACCTGCCCGGAGTGCACCCTGTCGACCACCGCCGGTCGCAGAATGCCGTCTCGTGTGTTGTACAGCACTGTCTGTCCGATGTGCGGTATTGCGAGTGTCATTAGTGTAACTCCTTCCAAATATCTATTGTCGCTTGCACATCCGCGCCCGCCTCGTGCCAAACCGACTGCCTGCCGGGGAACAGTGTTTCGTGCACCGTTCGTAGCTTCAGGTCGCGGAACCGTTGCCCGAACCGAGCCTCGTGGGTGAGCGCGATCTGCATTACGTCGAGAGACTGCTGTCGCACGATTTGAGTAGGTGTGAGGTTCACTGTGTAGGTCACCACTTGCTCAGCTCCTTCCACACATCGATCGTCGCTTGTACGTCAGCACCTGCCTCATGCCACACCGACTGCCTCCCCGGGAACAGGGTCTCATGCACGGTACGCAGCTTGAGGTCACGGAAGCACTGACCCTTACGTGCCTCGTATGCTAGGGCGATCTGCATCACGTCGAGGGATTGCATACGAGCGGGCATGAACTGCGTACCGAACAGCTCTCGCAGGAACTTCATGTCGAAGCCCTCGGAGTTCCAGCCAACGAGCTGTGCAACGCGATAGGTCGCACCAACCTTGCTGCGAAGAGAGACGTCCCGGTAACCTTCAAGCAAGTTGCGAACCGTATCGCGTAGTTGGTCCTGTGGGATAGCCTCCCGATCCCATACTTGCTTATCATACCCGTTAATGGCGAGTGCCTTGGGGTCGGCCCAAGCCTCGACAATCTGCACCTTGCGATCAAGGGTGTGCACAACCTCGTGGTCCTCGGTGCGCAGCACCTTCGCGTGGAACTGACAGATTTGGTGCTGCCCTTGGTGCTGCCCTGCGATGAGACCTGTCGTCTCAAGGTCGAAGAAGATGAGGTGGGTCATGACTGCCAGTCAATCCTTCCGCACTTGTAACAACAAATCTGGTCTACTTCGTTGTACCAGTTACAGAACTTACACATCTGGGGTCGCTGTTCGGTGGTCAAAAGCTTGTCAGGTTCTGTGTTAGGCAGCACGCCCATGCGCTCGAACTCCGCCAGCATGTTGAGGTTCGCTGCTGCGTGGCCGAGGTGGTCCTCTGCCGAAGCAACACGGGGTGTCGCGGTGAGCTCGCTCACGTAGGTGTCGTACAACTGCAGGGCGTGATGCAACAGGTTGCTCACGCGCCCGAGGGCGAACGCTTGGTCTGCCTCCTTGTAGTTTTTCCAGTACGCAGGCTGACCCTTAGTGATCTCAGTGGCCTCATACTTCTTGTGTCCCTCTGTCATCGCCGCGGCGAGCCGCCGTGCGAAGCTGAGATTGATGTCCTGAAAACGCAGGGGGTGTGCGGATTGTTTTGCGGGCAATGCTGTCTCCTTAGGGTGTAATGCGTGTGGGGACCACCTTGGTAAGGCAGCCCCCGTCGAACGGTGTTACTTCTGTTGCTTTTGTTCGCTCTTGGAGAACTTCGCTATGCCCTCAAGCACAGACGCTCGCCCTCCTGGATGCGGACCTGCCCCAAACATTGCCTGTCGTATCAGCTCATGGTACTGAGGATCGTACAGGCAAAGGCAGAACAGGGCGTGTTCGACCTGTCGCTGGTAGCTCTCTGCTGAGGACATCGCCCCCTCCTACAACTGCGGTAGGAACTGATACCGAGAGTAAATCTTCGTCGGATCATTCGCGTCGGGTTGCAGTTTGTGCTTCACGCGGACGGGGCGGCCAATGCTGCGAAGGGGTGACCAGTTTTCCCCAGACTTGTTCAGGCCAATCGCTGAGCGGAACACCCCTAGTCCAGTGTTCATCCCTTCGCTCATGTCGAGCACGGCCATGCCGTTGCGCATGGTGAGGTCGAGGATGAAGTCGGCCTTGTCGGTGAACGGAGTGCGCTTCGTGAGACGCTCGATCTCCGCTCCCTCGAACTTCAAGCCGATGACCATTTTCCAAATCTTGCCACTGCCGTCCTTCTTCACGATAGGCTCGGTCTTTACCTCGGTGATGGTGGCCGTGTACTCGGCTCCGTCGGCGAGAGTCAGACGCTTGGTCGAAGTGGCCGCGTCGTACTCAGTTGCCATAAACGCGTTAACGTCAAAATCAAAATCACTCATTGCTATTATTTCCTTTACTGATTCGTTTCGTAATTGGTCCGGTCTGGTCTGTTCTGATCTGATCGTACCAAGACCAGGGCGCGACGTGCGTGCCCGGCCTTCGCACCGCCGAGGTCAGGCAGAGAGGGCGTCGTCGGGGTCGTCCTCGTCGTCCGGCTCGAGTTCGTCGTCGTCATCCTCTTCGTCTTCGTCCTCGTCGAAGTCTTCCTCGTCGTCGTCTTCGTCGAGGTCGTCTTCCTCAGCCTCTTCAAAGTTATCGCATCGGCACTCGGCCCATTCGAGCTTGCAATACGCGCACTTGTCGAGGTCGTCGTCAGCGGTCACAGTTGGTTCGGTCATTTTCCTTCGTCTTTGCCCTTTCGTTGTCTGATTATTTGAAACAAAGCTCTTAGGCCCACAACAAGCCAAAAGCCTAGCCATACCCACTTCCAATCTGCCAGTGGTGCTCCGCGACCGTATTCCATCACTTAGCACTCGCCGCGATCACTCCACCCCTCGCCAGCCAGCCCACTTCGGGCGTGGTGAACAGTTGCGAAAACTTGGGCTCGAGCTTTGCCGAGACGGGGAGGTGCCGTGCCGACAGGGCCACGCGCGAGTCCGACGTACTCCACGAGAACGCACCGCCCTCTCCCTTCGTGAGGATCACGTCGGAGAACTTGTTGGGGATGTTTGGGGCGAGCTTGTTGCCGATCGTGTACGGGAAGAAGCGCTCCCCGCCCTGCACCTCGTCCTTCTCGGAGGCGAGGTGTGAGAGCAGCACAACGTGGCAGTGCGTGGCGTCAAGGATGGTGTCGAGCAGACTCTCGAGTGTGTTCATAACCACCTGATAGTCAGGTTGTGACAACGCCTGTTTGCTGCCCACCGCACAGTACTTGGCCGCGCGGGTGAGTCCTGTGAGGTTGTCGATCACCAGCACCCTGTTTGTGCCCCAGGTGCTCACGTTCCCCCAGTTGGTCCCATCATCGGCGACGAACTGACGCAGGGCACCGATCACTTGGAAGAACTGCCTGAAGCCTGACGACTTCCCTGACGCTTCCTGAATCGCCTTGTTGCTTTGGGAGTACGCGGCCTGCGCTGTCGCCTCGATCAGTGCAAAGGGGTCGGTGGGCTTCCCGTTGGGTTGTGTCGAGGTGTCGGCGAACGAGACCGTCTTAATGCGGCACAGGGCTGTGTCGGGCTCGTTGTGGTCTGCCCAATTCCCGATCACCGTGCGACAGTTCCGGTCCATGTCGATCACACCTACCTCGAACGGGGGGCACCCGCCGCCGATGATCCTGTGCATGTGGCGCAAGGTTAGCAGGGCATGATTCTTGCCCGAGCCGTTAGGCCCTTCGAGAATGATGCTCATACCTCGCATGGCGCTTCCCGGCCCTTTTATGTTGGGTTCGTACCGGCAGCCAATTACATTGGGTGTACCAACTAAATCTTCAATTGTCTCTTTAATCATATAATTATCTCCAAGTCCCATCTGTGCCCATTTCGTAGGGCACCAGCGTGCACACGATGCGGAACTGTGCTAAGATCACCCCTTCGGTGTCCTGAAATATGAGGGTGGGTGTGTCGCCGAGGTCTACGACTGCCACAGGGAAAGCGGTGCCCTTAGGTGTGTCAAGCATCGCTACCTTCGTCGTCACCTTCTGGTACTGGTACACTCTGTCGAAAATCTCCCCGTCGCACTCCTTGAACTCGAACCATTGCGTCTCCATTAGAAG